AGGCGCTGCGGGGCGGGACGCTACAGCTCGGGAGCCTCTGGGGGAAATTAGCCTTACTCGCCATCGTTGCCCTTCGGTTGATCCTCTGCCTCATTTATGTTGTGGTTTTAGTGGTTTTAGTGGTTTTAGTGGGGTTATGTTTGGTAAGGGTTTTGTGGGTTTTGTTTAGTCCTCCTCGTTGGCATCCTCGCGGGCCTGGAGGATCTCGGCCTTCTTGGCCTTGTTCGCGGCGCGAACCGCGACCATGCGCTCGCGGATGGTCGCCTTGGCCTCCTCCGAGAGCGCCGCGTAGCGCGCCTTCGCCGCAGAGGAACGCTCCTCCTTGGTAAGCTTCGCCTTAGGCTCGGCCTTAGGCTTGACCTCCTTCGCGGGCTTCTCGGCCTTAGGCACCACCGTGCCCGCAACCTTCGCCGCGATCGTGGCAGCCCGCTTGGCCACCATTGCCGCCTTCGCCTCGGCGGTCATGGGACCCTTCTTGCGGCCGCGCTTGACGCCCTCGGACTCGGAGTCCGACTGCGGGGGCGTGAAGACAACGATCGCGGCCAGCTGCTGCGGCCAGATGGTGGCGACGAGGCGCGCCTTCACATCCTCGATCGTGTTGTACTTCGCGGCCATGTCGTCCCACATGGCATCGAGCGCGATCTCGACCTGCTCGCGAGTGCACGTGAGGGAAGAAGACATTTTAGAGTGGAGAGTAGAGTTGGAAGAGTGTGGAGAGTTGGAAGATGTTGGGTGATTATATTGTGATAGCCGCCCAGAGAGAGTATAGTCTGGACTGGACAAATCCATTTTCAACGATTCTCCCTGTGGCCCGCCCCACAGCCAAAAACGGATTCGAAGGCCCTGGGCCAGACAACCTCATCGCTAGAATGTCCGCCTTCCTCACCAACGCCATCCACACCGCGCTTGCCTACATGAACGACACGCCCTCCGTCGCCATCGTGCCTCCGAACGAGGAGGGATGGGAGGTCGCTACCCTGACGTGGGCCGATGGTCCCAACGGAGCCGTCAAGCAGTTCAAGTTTGAGATTCTCATCAACAGGGAGGAGGGCCAGACGCTGGCCTGCACCCTGGAGCGCGACAATGTGACCGTCGCGTGGGCTGAGCGCTTCCAGACGGCCCTCTACAATGCCATCGATGGACGCTCGCTGGACACCCACCAGTTGTCCCAGATGCCTCCGCTGGAGGAGATGGAGGACTACTCGGACATGCCCCCGCTGGAGACCTAGATGCGCTCTGGAAGTTTATCTGCAATTACCTTAGTTAACTCAATTTTCCTTTCCTCCTTGACGATACATTCGTGAACCTCGGGGGTTCGACACTTGACGCAGAACTCGACGCCGCAGACGCAAGCAAAGGCAAGGTGGCTCTTCTTTTTGCAGTGTGGACACTTCATGGCGACACTCTCCTCATGCTCTTGTGGGAACTTTCCGTTTCCAAAGACAATGAAGGTCGTGACCTACACAGCGTCGGTTGACCCTGACGTCAAGTTCCCTAACCAAGAGTTCATTGATCTTATCGAGATCTACCTCTCGGACCCTAACGGATGGGAAGGACATGGCTATCGGTTCAAGCGGGTGGACCGCAACCCCGCAGTGGTCATTATGCTCTCGACTCCTGCGTCTCTCCGCAAGGTTGGCTGCGATGACTACCTGTCCTGCGCAGAACTGGGTGGTCGTCGGATGTGGTTGAACTCATTGCGGTGGTTGCATGGGGCACGGGGAAGCCAGCAGGATCTGGACAATTACAGGCAGTATATGGTCTCGCATGAGATCGGCCACATTTTAGGCTACGATCACGTCAAGTGTCCAGGAATTGGAGAGAATGCCCCCATCATGCTCCAGCAGACGCTGGGGCTTCGCGGATGTACACCGAATCTTGATATTACAGAGTGGGATTTGAAGGCAAAGGTCTAGCGACGGCGAGTGATGCGATGGCTCTTGCGGCCACGACGGGCGCGGGTCTTGCGACGGCCGCTTTTGTACGGATCAAGAGGAAACTTGTAGACATCGCGGCTCTGACCACTAATTTTGGTTGCATACATTCCAGGTGGAGTGGGTCCAGTCTTATCTGGGTCTGCATATGCATACGTACAACTTCCCACCGATACCAATTGTGGATCAACTTGTTTTTTTGTACACCTGTCAAGTCCAGGCATTGTTCTTCATCAAGATGTTTAGTTAGAATACGCCAGGCCACCCATGCCACTCATGACGCGGAAGACGTTGTAGTTGATCGCATACAGGCGGAACACGAAGGGCGTGCTCTTGGTCGGGAAGCCCGACACGCCACCAGCCTTGACGGAATCGAAGACGAGGGTCGCCGTGTCGATGCGCGAGAAGTTGCACGTGCCCGACGGCTGGTGCTCCTCGGGCTGGAGGGCGAAGGAGTAGACGTTGATGGGGTTGACGGTTCCCTGAAACACCTTGTCCCTGTTCGTCGTCGTGCCGTCCTCAATGACGAACGCATTGAGAAGGGGCATCGCGCCGCCCGTGTGGTGCTGGTAGGGCTGGACCTTCCAGAAATAATCGCCATAGCGTTCATCGAAGCGGTCCTGTCCGTTGAGCTGGATACGGGCGCGGTTGACAATGTCGTCGTAGGCGAACGGCTGCGTGTAGCCGCCAAACGACGTCGTGGCCGTTCCCTGGCTATTCGCCACGATCGGGTTGCCCGTGTAAAAGTCGCCAGGCAGACCCGACGGCAGCGAGCAGTCCAGGCGGCGCGCATCCTGGAAGAGCCACACCAGCTCCTTGATGGGGTGGTTCAGTGTGAGGTCCAGGCGGGCCTGGGCGGACGTGACTGTCTGCGGCAGGGAGTACTGCAGCTGCTCAATCAGATACTCGTGGGAGTCCTGGGCGAAGCGGCGGCGCTCGTCCGTGTCCAGGTAGATGTAGTCAATGTAGATGGCGGCATCCTTCGGGGGCGGAAGAGCCGACGCAGCGGCCGCGATGCTCGGCCAGTTCTGGCCGCCAGTGTTCGGCGGCGCGCCAGGGAGCCACGTGTTGTACGTCGTCACAAGGTCCGTAGCCTTACGGAACCACACATTGAAGTGCACATCGTGATACTGCAGGGCAATGAGCGGCAGCGCCAGACCAGGGTTGCGGTTGAACCAGAAGCCGAACGGGATGTAGAGCACCTGCGGGCGACCGTTGCAGACAGTGAGGGTCGTCTTCGTGCCACCAGTAGGACCACCCAGCAACTGATCCGCCTTGCTGACCTGGTTCATCGAGGCCGTCAGGCACTCCCAGAGGTACCACCACTCGCCGTAGTGACGGTCAATGATCTGGCCACCAATCTCCACCTCGACCTTCTCCAGCAGGAGGAAGCCGAGACGGCGCATGCCACCAGGTGTCCAGTAGACGTCCTTGGCTGCACCCGTCGCGACCGCTGTTGTGTCGGGCAGGGTGACCTCGAGGTACGTGCGGTAGATCAGATCGGCGTTGCGGTTCACGATGGCCACCACGCGCTGGCCATACTGGGCCGTGCCTGTGAAGTTGACACGCATGGCCTCCATGGCGAAATTGGTGTGACGCTTGTACATGACCTTCCAGAAGGTGATGTGGGGATTTCCAGTGATGTAGGCATCCTGAGCACCATATGCGACGAGCTGAAGAAGACCGCCGCCCATTGTGTTTATCTTTTGCGAGGATATATTCTTCTGCGATTGAACAATGAGGGAGCCGCAGGTCGACAGGTTCTGCCGATGCGTGAAGAAGGTCCGCAAGACCTTGAAGGCCCGCCCAGGATCCGAGGACCGTAGCACAGCGGAGGGGCGTGCGATTGCTGTCTGCACAAAGTCCGTCCTCCAAACCAAGGGACGGACACTGAAGAAGGTCAATTGCAGCAAACACACCCTCGAGACGCAGCCGATGAAGGCGGGCCGACGCACTCGCAAACAACGGAACGAGACCATTGAACGAAATGAGACCCACGTTGTTTATGTGAAGGACGACACGATCAAGACACCCGAACAAACCGAGCGGATCACAGGACTTCCCGTTGGACAGGCGGGGGCCTTGGCGGACATTTGCCGCGTGAATGGAAACGAGACTATCGACGCCAATTACCTCACCAAGGTGCCCCATTCGGCTGCACTGATTCTGTTCTTTGGCAAGAAGCACGAGGTTGACATTCTGCGGGCCAAACACCCGCTCGGTAACCTTCCCATCGAGAAGGCCAAGGGATTCGCGATTGTGAACTTCGTTGGCGACGATCTCGAGGTGGATGCGCTGTGTGCCCACGAGTCCACGCGTGGTAAGGGCGTGGGAGCCAACGCCCTGAAGTTCGTGGAGTCCATGGCGACTCTCAACGGCAAGAAGCGGGTCCTGCTCGATGCCCTTCCCGACGCAGTTCCCTTCTATGTCAAGCAGGGCTACAAGAACACGCGTGACAATATGTATGCCAAGGAACTTGCCCCGCAAACGGGCGGCAAGTTCAAGTGGATGGGGGCAGACACTCCCGTGTTCAACAATGAAGCAGTGGCTGATTGGAACGGATTCCCAGTGATGTTGAACCCGAATCCCGAGCAGTTCAACGGGTGGATCGCCAAATACAATCCTGTCGTTCGCATGGTCTCGGAAGGCGACGGCGAACTCGGGGTTCACAAAATACTGAGGAAGATGCTCGACGACACTGAACCCTTCAATCAGCCATTTGTGAAGATGCACTTCAACTTGGTGGTAAACCAAGATGCTATCTATCCAGTGGATTACAATGCCACCCTCGCAAAGGTTAGGTCGCAAAACGAGGTCGAAAAGACTACCAGACTTATAAGTGTAGGAAACCGCTTCGGAAAGGATAATTGGTTCGGACTCGTAACCCGAACCCAACAGAGGGATGTCATAGACCTTGACCCCGAACCGCAGCGCAATGCCATGTGTGCCTTCTTGCGCGTCTTGCTCCGCATCGACGGCCGCATGATACACGCCGACCTCCACCGCGGGAACATGGCGATCATGTTCGATGGCAAGCCCGTGATTCACGATGTCGGGCGCATGAAGATTCGCGATGCCGCCGATATGCCTGGCGCGACACCAAGCCACATTCTCAAGAACGCTCTCTATTCCAGGTTCGATAACCCGAACTACTACATGAGCCTTTCGCAGCACTTTTACATTGCACGGATGTTCAAGAAGATACGGAAAGCATACGGCGAGGTCTTCCCCAAACCCACGGCAGCGCGCGGTTGGGTACAGGACTTTAAGCAGCCGGAGCTTGGGAACGCTGAAAAGTTCAAAGCATGGCTGAATGCCAAAGCTAGTGGCCCAGACGACGAAACGAACTACGTCCAAATTGCCCGCGTCTATGACATTCTGTCGGTCCTGAAAGGACTCTCGGACCTGCCACGCTGGACAGCGGCAGGCCAACCAGCACAGCTAACTGCGTACTACTACGCCCGTAAGGCGGCCGTGAATCTAACGAACCACCTCTTTGCGGGATACGCAACGAAGGAGAACGTGATAAAGATTGTTCGAAGTTTCCTCGTACTGAGTGGAACAACAAAAGACCAATGCGGTGGACGACCTGAATATGGCAAAACGTTCGAAGCCCCTGAGGACAAATATGCAGGAGAGTACATGACGCCCGACGGCGGCTTCGTTGACGAGACCCGCGGAAACAACGGACCAGCCGCAGCAGCCGCACCAGCCGCACCGCCCCCACCAGCACCAGAGTCGGTGGACTTGAGCGATATCGGCGCCAAAGAAAATGCTCTGCGGGCCCAAGAGGACGCTCTGAACAAGGCAATGATAGAGAGTCTGTCGGGGAAAGGGGATGCAGACGCGATCGAAAAACTATCCGCGATCAACGCCGTGACAGAGACTCCTGGTGACATCAAGGCCGCCGCGGCCAAGGCCTTCACCGAGCCCGCGGCCGCCGAGGTCGAGGCAGATGATGATATTGAAGTCGGCCTTGAAGTGCGGACCGCGGACAAATCTGACATAGGGCCACCAAACCTCAGGAGGGTGAAGGGGAATCTCATCGCAGAACCCAAGACAGGGGAGTCAATGGTGGTGGGTCCAGACGGAGTGGCGAAGCCCACAGGTGGTCGTCGCTCGTTCAAGAAGGGACTTCCCCGACTGCTGTGAGGGCCTCCCGACAGGCTGTTTGTTCGGCCTTCTTCCGCGTGCTTCCCACACCGATTCCATAGACCTTGCCCTCCACCATCACGGCGACCACAATCTCGTTCTTCTTGGGGTCGTTGGAGCGCATCTCGTAGACGGGCGTGCACCTAAACTCCCGTTGGCAGTACTTCTGGAACAGGTCCTTGAAGTTCGTGGCGGAGTTCACAATCTCGTCGACATCCAAGTAGGTCTCCATGACGGAAGTTACAAATGCATAGACGACGGCAAACCGATTGCCGCAGTCTGTCCATAACGCCCCGAGGAAGGCCTCGAAGATATCCCCCAACTTCTTGGCGTTATTGCGCCCGTCAATGGCCACCGAATCCTCATTGTGGCGGGAGATCACGTAGAATCGGTTCAGACCCATGGTCTTGGACAGTTCCCCCAACCGTTCATTGTTCACCAGTTCCTTGCGTGCATCCGTGAGGAACCCCTGCTTCTTCTCGGGGTAGCGCTTCCGCAGGTAGGTGGCAATACACACACCCAGCACGGAATCCCCCTCGAACTCCAGACACTCGTAACTCTCATCCTGCAGCGGCATCACCCCATGAGGACAAGGCGCCAACTCCGCAGGTTGTCCATCGGGGGTGGTGTATTCAGAGCGGCGCACATAGGTCGTGTGGACCATTGCCGTCTGAAACACCTTGCGATGCGTCACACGATAATGGGGAAGACCATGGCGATGAAGGATACGATGAATATCGGACTCGGTAAAGACGCGGTTGCCTGGGTTGTAGGGCGAGTACATGACAATGTGTTAACTTGTGGCAGGAGTATTCATTTTTCAGGCGGCGCAGGGAGACCCATGTGGTTCTCATTCTCCAGAAACCGAGCAACCTGCTCGTCTGTGAAGAAGTTCAAGCCCGTTCGATTGCAGATCTCTCGAACAAGCTCGAGGAACATGAACGTGGTGGGATGGCAAATGTCCAACATCAGCTTCGTGTCCTTGAACCGCTCAAACATGTCAGATGCGGTAATGTCCACGCGGTTGGCAATCTCACGGGCCTGCAGTCCCTTGAGGATGTCGGCGTCGCTGTAGTCCCACTGAATAGATGGAACCTTGAGGAGCGTGCAGCTGGGCGCCAACGCGCGGAGTGTCTGTTCGTTGCAGAACGTCGACTTTGTTCCAACAACCTCCTGATACACAATGACGTCACTCTCTCGGACACGTGCAATTGCCCCGTCGTGGTCAAGGATCTTGCTGACACACTTCTCGCTCCACGGGTCAAGAAAGGGCAGGAACTCGGGGCCATAGCACACCCATGTGGCATCGTCGATTAGATGCTGCATGTAGTAGCACAGCGCGACCAACTGACAGTTCCCAATGAATGTAACCTTCATACTCATGGGTGCCGCCTCTCGTCTAAACGCGGTGGCTGGTTTTTTGTTGGGGAGATGTAAATGGTTAAGACTCGTTCTCGGAAGCGCGTCGCACGGCGGAAGTCCATGCGGGGTGGGGAAACCCCCGAAGAGGTGGCGGCGAGGGAGAAGAGAATGGCCGAGTATGAAGCGCGTCAGAGGGAGATCGACGAACTGAAGTCTCAATTGGCCAAAGACAAGGCCGCAGCAACCAGCTCTACTCTAGATGCGTCTGCATTGAAGAGGGTATCGGGTATCTATAAGGGCCAAGCAGACACCCTTGGCGACCAACATACCGCGGCAACCAGCCGCCTCGCATCGGCGACCAACGAGCAGGCGCGTCTGACCGAAGAGGCTACCAAGGCGGGGGAGTTACTCGCGAAAGCAAATGCTGATGTAAAGGCAGATAAAGATGCCAACATCGCTAGGATTGCGGCCATACCTAGGAAAGCGGCGCCGCCTCGTAAGTCGACTGCAGGACGCCGTCGCCAACCCCGCCGCAAAACCTCTCGCCGTAAGCAGTAATGGGACAGGCACTCTCCTTTGCATACAATCTTGGACCAGGCATCCCCGAGGAGCCTCCGAAAACACAGACTGTCGTGGATGTAGCCACCTGCATCTACGACACCCCCTTGATCCGTGACATGGCCATTGGATTGGTGTTCTTCAATCCTGCCAAGTCCAAGCGCATGCTGATGAACTATCTGTATACCGTCGAAAAATTGAAGCGTGCCAAACTGCCGTATTACACCCTTGAGTTGGTCTACGGCAAGGAGGAACCTGAGATTGCGGATGCCTTCCACGTCTGGGCCAAGAACGTCCTCTTCAACAAGGAGCAGCTCTGCCGTCTCCTGGAGAACCGCATTCCCTGGCGCTACTCCAAGGTCATGTTCATGGATGCGGATTTGGTGTTCACGAGTAAGACCTGGTATATCGACACCTCTAAGAAGTTGGTCACCCACCAGGTTGTACAGCCCTTCTCGTCGGCCGTGTGGCTGGATATCACCTATGCCAAGGCCATGCTGGAACGGTCAAGCGTCGTCTACATGAATCGAGCCAAGACCTATGACCACGTCTACCATCCAGGGTTCGCGTGGGCGTTCCAGCGGTCGTGGTTCAAGAAATACGGATTCTACGAGTACGGCATCACAGGCAGTGGCGACACCCTCAGCACCGCGGCGTGGATGGGCGTCGAGTTCCCCAAGGGATATCTCAAACCCGCATTCGTTCGTTCCTTCACCGAGTACCGCAGGATGCCAAAGCCCACCATGTCCTGTACTTCGGGCAAGGTGTACCACCTGTGGCACGGAACACACAAGAACCGCAAGTATGTGGACCGCCACCAGATCGTCGACGGCGTGGCCGATGTGCAGCGCATCGTGCGCCCCAACTGGAGCGGGGTGTTTGAACTCACGGATAAGGCCGTTGCGGACAAACTGCTCGAGTACTTCAAGGAGCGGGAAGACGACGGGCTGTGAAGTGTTTCTGGAGTAAAGGAAAATGGCTCGTCGTACTCGTTCAGTTCGTCGTCGTGGCGGCGCTGGTCTCACGCTTCGGTTTACTCCCGAGATGAAGGCCAAGATTGATGCCCACAACGAGGAGGTCCGTAAGGCAGATGAACAGGAAAAGAAGATCGCAGAACTGGTGACGGGATACTCGGCAGTCAGCGACGATAACCTCCAAGGTAAGGCCGATGCTGTCAGGGTGTGGATGGAGACTGCGTCGGAGGAGGACGTGAACAAGTTCTATGCCATTCTGGACTCGACTGGTGGTCGTCGTCGTTCCCGCCGCCGCCGTGGGGGTGTGATCGGCACAGAGCAGCGCCTGTTTAAGCAGTACTTGGAGGAGCAGAAGGCCAAGAATCAGGCCTCCTATATTCCGCCTCCGCCTCCGCTTCCTTCTGGGCCGCTGGGCTCGGTGACGAATCCCTCCACTGGTCGTCGGGGCCCCCCTCCTCCGCCGATGGGTGGCCGTACCCGTCGCCGTCGCGGATCGCGTCGGGCTTAAACATATTTTCTGGCATTAACGCATATCACGTTCATGGTGAAGCATCTGTGCACGCTGGCTCACCGCGTGCTTCAGACTCAGCAAACCTTGTCGTGCGCAGTCACTCGTATTCAACACGGATTCTTACCCCATGAAAACGCCAAGGAAGCCCAACGACACCTCAATGAACTGTCCAAACTCCTTCGCGAGATGGAAGAGACCCTCAAGGCATCACCACCCGTCTACACCCAAGCAAAAACAATACTCCAATGAGCGCCACTGCAGTTGTCAGTACATCTATTGTTCTCCTTGCCGTAGGCTGCTGTTGCTGCCTAGGGTTCCTCCGCGTGTCCTACTGGGCTGCGAACCCCACGGTCATTTTGTACATTCACGGGTCGAGTCCGCCGCCACCCGAAGACGAGGAGGACCCCATCAACTTCAACTCGAATCCGAAATCATCCTCCGTCAGAGTCGGCTCGTGACGACGGACAATCTCCTTCATGACCTCTTGGCCCTTCTCGCCCAGGATGTCACGCAGATACGTCTCCAAGGTCTTCTTGGACAGGGTCCAGCCCTTCTTCCACTGGTTGGGGCGCTTGACCGCAAAGGTCATCTTGGACTCCTTCAGCTCGATGCGATCGGGAAGGGTGTTGGTGGCGTAGACGGCGGCCAAATCCAGCTCCAGAGTCCGCTTGATGTCACGAACCTCGGCAATGTCAGCATTCATCTCGGTGAGCCGCTTGGTGGTCTGGATGTACTTGCTCAGAACGGGCTTGAGGTTCTCCATCGTGTTGTCTTTCGTTTAGCAAGATTAAAAGCGTCCGTTTTTAACAATGGCCGTAGGATCGCTGTTTGACGCGAAGGAAATCAAGCGGCTTGCAGAGGTCTACAGTTCAACCCATCGCAAAGAAACTCCTATCGCCAAGGGATCTCCGACCAAGATGTGGGCTGACCTCCAACAGCGCCTGCACTCCAAGTGCGCCGAAGGAACGCCCTCCTGCATTGTGTCC